GAACCCGGGTCCGCAACGCCTACTTTTTTACCGTCGTCAGATTTGTCCACGAAATTATTTATTAGAACGAGATATTTACAGATACGCCTGCTGTGGCATCACCCCGTTCCCAATCAGTGTCAAACGGCACAGTGATGTTTGGTACTACGGCTACGTTTTCAGCAATAGACCAAGAGTAACCAAAACTTAGGTCTGCACCTGTATAATCAGTTTCATTAATATCGAACTTGAAAGTAGAACTAGCATCAACACCAGCGATGCCATAAGATACTTTCATTTCACCATCAAACTGTGAGTCTGTGACATTCCAATCGACAGAAGGAGCAATACTCATACCCCACATATCCACGGATGTGTCAATACCAACTACGTTGTCATCATCAGCGTGATGGTCCAAAGATACAGAACCAGACAAACCACCCATAAGTGATGTGCCATATGTAATTCCAATATCTACGGTGTCACTATTTCTCAAAGAAATACCACCTACCCCTACGGTAGTTTCTCCACCGTCCTGGTCATAACCTACTGATACACCACCGGCAGTCACGGACATATCGTGTTTCCAGTCGGTGTCTGCTGCTGAAGCAGCCAACGGTAGAGCACAAAATAGTGCGATTAATGTTTTGTTCATATATTACTTTTCTCCTATGTAACGTGATACTTATATTTAGTTATGCGGCGAGTTCTGATAGTACAATATTGTCGTAAAAAGTGGACATATATTGCTCAAGTGTCTCATAATAACGACAAGTCTCATCTTCAAATATTTCTACTTGACCATCCTCTGCGGCCATCATAATAACTAATTTATCGACCGGATAGGATGTATGTTCTTCAAACATGCTGGCATAGGCCGCACACTGAACAAAGTAATCATCAATCCACTCACGTTTTTTCATTGTCGTAGTAGTTTTATAATCTACTATTGCCAACTCATTATTATATTCCCCAATAAGATCACATCGGCCTGCAACCCTAAATCTAGGTGAATACATTGTGGTCTCTTGGAGGACAATTTCATTTATGTTATCAAGATATGGTTTCATTTCCTGAAACATATAATAAGCCAAAAAGTGTTTCTGTTTATGCTGTTCCGTGGGCTCTCCCATCATGTAATCTTCACACATGGAATGGAATGCTGTGCCTCTCTGAGCAGCCTTACGAGAAATGATACGAGCCTGTTCCTCTCCCACCCTCTCTCTCCACTTCTGGAGTCCTTCTTGTTTTTCTTTTTGTTTACTAATACAAGTAGTAATAGATGGATAACGATTGCCATCAGGACAATCATAAAATCTCATATTATTATGAGAGTTATATGTCAGCCTTGGAAAAGGCTCAAAGGTATATTTTTTATTCATAATTAAAGTATATCACATTATAGGGTAATGTCAACCACCTTCATCGCCTAAACTAAAATTAGTTTTTGCAATTAGATAGTTTCTAACAAGGCCAGAACGAACAATGTCTCCAAAATCAAATTCAACCACAGTAAACTCTTTCATTGTTTCCAAAATATTTTGAAATCTATAATGACCTTCTCGTTTACCATTTCGTAAATCTGTCTGTGCTGTATCACCAGCAAACATTATTTTACTGTCCTGACCAACTCTTGTGATAAGAGTATCTAATTCATGGAATTCCATATTTTGAAATTCATCACAGATAATAATACTCCTATCAAATGTCTGACCTCGTAGGAATGATGTAGAAATAAACTCAAGCGAACCTTGTGCTATAAGTTTATCATACAACTGTGCGAAATCTTGGTCAGACGGCATTTCAAAAAGATAACGCACGAGGATACGATAAGGATCTTGGTAAAGATCACTCTTTTCCTCAATCGTTCCCGGAAGAAAACCTACATCCCGTGATGGAAGTAGGGAACGTATCAACACAACCTTTTCATAAGGTGTCTGTTTATTCAATACCTGACTGAGAGCCTTATACAATAAAACAAAGGTTTTACCTGATCCTGCAACGCCATGAGCAAATATATTTTGCTCTACGTCATAGGCTTCAAACAACTTTGTCTGAGATTCGCCTATAGGTTCTATATTAATTAATGAATGGTGTGTGATAAACATAGCTTTTCTTCTACTCAAAAGATAGTCCTCCGTATAAAAGAACTATTTATTAATTTCTACCTAAACATCAATAGTTGAATGCGGATTATTTGCTTTGATTTGACGTAAGGTATCCTTCCACTCGTTAGAAGTGTGCATACCACCACCCTGGCCGGAATGTGTCCTTCCACGAATAATACTATTCGGTGATGGAGTGAATACCATAGACCAACCCTGTTTCTTTTTTTCTTCCATCTCTGAAATGGTGCAGGACAATTCATGTTCTACACCATCCGGGTCTTTCATTGTATATTTTGGCATTACTGTTGAATCTTCCAACTGCCGTCTGCCTGTCGGCAAGCAGTACCATATGCCTGTTGGGGTTTACCACCGATAGTAACGGTTTGTGTAAACTCACGACACGGCGTACCGTTAGATGCTACGACTGTTCGTGTTGGAGTCGTGTACCCACTGTTACCTGTGTTAGGGTTACGCCAAGAACTTGAACTGTTATCAGGCGCCTGTTCAAGAGCAGTCTGGAAACTCTGACCCATCATAAGACGGTCACGTTCATCCAACTGTTGACCAATCTGACTGCCTAACATGGCACCCAGACCAATACCCAGTACTGTCCAGATTTCTTTGTTGCTTGAGTTCTGCCCAAGGCCATAAGCAAGTCCACCTCCTAAGAGAGCACCAGCAGCGGTGCCGGTATCCTGCTTAGAATATGTACCTGCGCAACCACTAATAAGCGGTAACGAAACCAAACCAACTAACATTAACTTCTTCATTTACTTCTCCTTATTGACTTTCATTTGGTTTAAAATCACTCTCTTGAGTATATCGTCCTTTATCCTGTGGATCAAAAGTTTCTACACCGACATGCTCCATACCCAAATGGTGTATAAAAATAATCAACTGTCTTTCTTCTAACTCCATAGAATATATTTGTCTAGTACAGATATGTGACCAAGATTTGAGACTGGTATAATAGTCATTAGGTTCACGTTCAAACCATTCTCTCTTAGGTCGTTTCTCTGCCATGTTCTCAGCAATTTGTCTGACTTGCCAATCCGCCCATCGTCCAGTTGCCATTACATTGACGGGCCCGCGGGCCCGTGGCGATGGGGATTCGGCATTTCCCTTATCTGTGCCATTTCCATTTCTTCAATTTCTTGAAGTTTATCCCGAGCATCAGCAATAATCTCTAACTGACCATTGACTGATTCAATAATGTCGGGATGCTCTGCAACACCCGCAGGATGCTTGAGATATACCTGTACATTAGTACGAGCACAGTCTATCTCTGCTTCATACCTTCTTCGCAACGCATTTACTATTTGTTGACTAATCATCGTCGAGCTCGCCCTTGACTGCGTGCTACACCAGGAGGCATAAAGTTTTCTTCCCAACCAAAGGCTTCTCTAACTACTAGGCTATTCAGGCCTTTGTAAATTCTATTCAAATTTTGATCTTTGATATTTACAAGCAGTTTTGCTTCACCTTCACAAAGACCTTCCAAAAGTTGAATAAACAAAGTCTCTCGTTTCATATTATTCAATGTTGTATTGGCGGGCAACTCTTTACCATCAACTACCAAAGCAACATAATTATGTAAAGTTCTTGCCTCATGTTCCAAACGTGTATGCTCTGTACCTTCTGGAGCCTCGTTGGGAATAAAGGGTACATCACCCTCAGGCAACAACCATTTGATAGCTGGATCAAAGGCTGCTTTCAAGATTACTCGCAACTGAGGTGTATCGTATTTTTTCAATACAGCAATCTTCTTGGGTTTATCTTTGGCATTATTTACTTTCGTAAAAATCTCATGCACTAGGGGTCTAAAGGTTTCATCACTCATATCATTCTCCATTAGAAAGAACTTATATTTTCTATAAGTCCATTAAGTTTCTTTTCTACAAAGTAATTAAATAATTTACTTTTGTCTACTGTTTTATATTTACTGTATGACCATTCAATCTGATTTTTAATATCAGGAGGACATTTTCGTAAATCTATTAGGGTTGAATTTCTATTCCAATTGCGTTTCCATGTATCAACAGGACACTTAGCAAGAGTATATAATTCATCAGTGTTGAATAGAGGATTGTCCATCGCTTCCACAACTGTATTGATTATTGTTTTTCTCAAAGGCTTCTGTCTCTTATCGGTTATGAATGTATCATCATTTGATAACACATTTGGAATACCATCACTACGATCACCCTTTAGAATATGCTCCTGTAGATATTGGGCCGGGTCATCATGTTTCACAAACTTTTTAGTCAACGGACTATATTGGTCAACATTATAAACGTGTAATTGAATAAAATCTTTATCGGAAGATATAATCAAATGTTTACTTTGTTGATCTGCAAGAACAAGTGTTGCAATAATGTCATCTGCCTCTGCGCCTTCAACGTCTAAAGTTTTATAAGGAAAGTACTCTTTCAACTCATCTCGTATATTGTTTAGAATACTAAAGATAGCATCCCAATCGTGCCCAGAAGATTCTCTATCTTTTTTACGACTGGCCTTGTAGTATGGAAAATAAGTTCTTCTCCAATACTGTTTATTATCGCAAGCAATAACAAACTCATCACCATACTTATCAGAGAATCGTTCTCGGTAATAACGTATGTTATTTAATACAATATGACGAACTAAACTATCATTTAGTTCCTCACCACGTTTCAAACTAACCATCAATGCACCCAGTGCAATCTGGTTATAGTCAACCAATATACTCATTATATATCATCCTATCAATGGTGTTTCTTGTCTTACCTTAACGTATCCTTCTTTATCATAAGCATATGCAAGTGTTTTATACTGTATCTTATGCTGTTGATCTTTACCATAAAATAAATCTAACCAAACGCCAGTATCAAAATAAGTGTTTATATTTTTCAAATAAACTTCTTTGTTTAGTAATTCAGTTTTATATTGCCGTTCTTCTTTTTTAGTTTCTGCTTTTCGGATAAGTATTTTCAATTCTTTCACTCGATTCCTATTATATTTCTGCCACTCTTTTACCTTTTTCAAAGATAGATAATGGTCATCATCTCTAGGAACATCTTTATGTATTGTTGTATATTTTGGTGGTTTCTTTGCCGCACGGGCCTTCGCCATCTTATCCTTTACATCTTCTGACATTTTTCACCTTTGTAATTTATCACTTTTTTATTTATGAGGAATTCAAAGATGTCATAATATGAGCCAATAAGTTTTCCGTCCACTTCTACTTGAGGCAGTCTCCGGATTCTATGGCCTGTCTTGTGTGAAATAGAATTCATATCATCTTTATCAGCAAAACTATATACGGAAAAAGGAATATCATTCTTTTCTAATAATGTTAATATCTTATATGCAGTTTCATCAAATTCTGCAAACAGATATACTACAATGTTCATTCATGTTCTGGATCGTTTTATACTTTGATCCTGTTGCCTTTTCAATTCTGTTTTACGGGCGAGTTCTTTATCACGTTTTTTCTTGGCACTGGGTTTTTCATAAAACTCCCTACGTTTGACTTCAAACTCTATTTTGTTTCGTTCAACTGTTTTTCTAAATCTTTTGAACATTGCATCAAAAGATTCGTTTTTATGTTTTTTCTTTACTGCTGTCATAATGTTTTTAGGGTTTTTCCAACCGATTCAAGTTTATAATATCCATTATTTACATAAAAATTAAATGCTTTACAAGATACTTTTTCATCCAAACATTTAATTTTTCTTTCACACGGGTCGCACGGACTATCATATATTACTTTTATATTTTTACCACGCACAGTTCGGTTTACGACCTTCATCATTTAATAGTATCAGGTATTTTACTATTTGTCAAGGGCTGAAAACAACTCCGCTTCGGCATTGCGCCTTGCGACCAACCCATCCAATACATCATCACCAACATAAATCCATTTTTTCATTTCTTCCGGCACTGCTTCATAATCACCATAATTCAATTTT